GCAATGCGCAGTCCCTGATGCAACGCGTGCACCTTGCGCGTCACCAGCGCGCGCCCTTGGCTGCGCAGTCCAGCGCTGCGGGTTGGATCACGCATCGCCGTCAGTCACAGCAGCAAGCTGATCGACGTCGGGCAAGTCGCGATCCTTCATCAGCATCTCACCCTCGACCATCTCGAACAGCGACCAGTCCTGAAGCTCCTCGGGCAGTTCGTCCTCAAGCTCGGCGGTCCACTCCGGCAACGGCTCGCCCCACACGAGGTTGATGTAGTTCTCGCGCGTCACCTCGACGCCAGCCTTCTCCATCATCTTGACGAAGCCATCTTCGCTCAGAGTGGTCATGGCGGCGCGTTCTCCTTCGACGGCTTCTTCAGGTCGAGTATCTTCGCGATCTCGTTGCGCACGCTGTCGAGCGATCCCTTGCCGTCGTGATAGCCCTTCCAGACATCCTCGATCTGCGCCTGCACCTTCTCCGATGCAGCACCGAACGTGAGACGCTTCACCACCCACACCGCCGACTGCAATTGACGCGGCTGAATGCCAAGCTCCTTCGCGGCCTTGCGATATGCGTCAGCATAAACCGGATACGATCCCGACAGTCCGGTCTTCTTCGACTTGCCGATTGCTTCCCAGCCCTCGGGCTTGTCCTTCTGCAGCGGCGCGTTGCCGAAGTCGTGCATCACTGCAGCATCAGAGCTTGTCAGTTGACGCAGCAGCGCAGCGCCGACCGCGTGCGTGTCGATGGTGACGTCTTCGTTCGCCGAGTGCGGATCAAGGATGTTGTTGTAGAACGAGCGCACCTTGTGCGCGGTGCCCATCGCTTCGCTGATCTTCTCGCGATCACCATTGGCTTCGAGCGCCATCACCGCGTTCTTCGCTGACGGCAGCGACTGCCACACCGCAGGCGTCGGCGTGCGTCCGTCTGCGTTGTACACCACACCACCGAGCGCGCCGTTCGGCAGCACTTCGCGATAGCTGCGACTCTCCTTGGTCTCGCAGTAGGTCCTGATCCACAGCGCCTTCTCTTCGGCGTCGGCGCACTCGCTCAGCTTCTTGCCCGCGACCGCCTTGACGATTGGCTGGTTCGCCTTCGACCACAAGGTCTTCGACTTCTCGGACATCTCGTCGTCCCACTTGAAGTCCTGCTTCTCCTTGTAGACGCGCATCGTTGCATCGGCGATGTGAACGTTCTGATCCCAGTCCTTCGTTGGTGACAGCGCAGCGTACACGCCAGCGACGCTCGCATCGTTGAAGCCGTAGAGCTTGGCGCGATCATCGACCAGTGCACGCGCGCCGTCGTACCACACCTGCGTGTCGTGATCCGCGAACTGGTACAGGAATTTGAGATTGTCCGTCATCTGCTGCACCATCTTGTCGGCAGCAACATCGGGACCTTCCGCGAAGTCTTCGGCGCGGAAGTTGGAATAGAACTTCTCGTTGCCCATCACCGCGATGTCGTGCGCGAAGCGCTCGGTGTCGAGCTTCATCGTCGCAACATCGGGCTGGCCATACACGCCCTTCGGTGCCAGCGCCTGCTTGTCGGTCGCGGTCACCTCGCGCGATGCAATCGTCGCGGGATGCGTGGCCTTGCTGTTCGGCAGCGCCTTCGCGGTCGCGCTCGCGCTCGCCGCCTTGACGCTCGCCTTGGTCTGCTTCTCAAGCTCGGGGATGTCGAACTTCGTCCCCGGCTGCATCGTCAATCGGCCATGCGGGTCCTTGCCTGCAGGCCTGATCGCGCCGAGCGCTCTTACTTCGTCGATGCCCCGAGCGGTCTCGCCCCAAGTATCGCTAGCTTCTTTCCAGATTTCCCTTGCGTCTGAAACCGGGGATTCGTTGATAGCAGCTTCATATACTTCTCGCGCGCTGTCCCTTTGTTCACTATCGCTTCCGTCTTCTTTGTCAGTCCCGATGAACTCGCCGCGCCCGAACTTGACGGTGACTTTGTTGGCGTCGCCATAGCGTGCTGCTCCTTTTTCAATTGCGTCTGAGTGGCTACCGTCAAGGTCTACCACATAAACGCGCGCGCCGCCCTTCACTGGCACGATGGTGTGCTGATCGAGACCGTCCTCCAGCAGGTTGCGATGTATCTCATCGACCTTGCCCTTGGCGTTGAAGTGCGCGAGCACGGTCTTGCCGCCCTCCTGCTCATCGAACAACAGCACCGACTTCTGATCAGCGAGGTGCGCCTTCATCACAGCAGCGAGCTTGAAGTTGTCCCACGGTGCATCGCTGGTGGTGAGCAGACTGTTCTCCGCACCATCCTTCCACGCGCCGATCACATCGATGTCGCGGCCATCGTCAACGCCGGTCTGCTTGTTGATGTAGTCCGACGCCTCGCGCAGCGCTGCCTGCTGCTTGCCCCTGATCCCCTTCTCTGCACCCTTGAGATCGAGATTGCTCGCAACGTTCGGCGACACGAACGCGCTCGCGCGCCCCATGCGGATTTCCTCCGCCTCTGCGTGCGCGCCCTTCTTGCCGCGTGACTTGTGCTCGGCCTGCACGCGCTCCTTCAGCTTCGCGCTGGCTTCCTTGCGCGCTGACCCGCGTGCGGTGCGACCGGGTCCGGTCTTCGTCTTCTCCGATGTGCCGCCACCGTAACCACCGGGACCGAACTGCCCCGCGTTCTCTGGCTGGCCGCGCGAATGCTTCTCCTCGCTCCACGCGCTGATATCGGTCAAGCGCTCGATCACACCATCAACGATGCGATCAAAGAACGACATGCCGCTGTCCGCTGCTGCGAACGCCGGGCGCTTCTTCTTCGGCGGTGCGTTGTCGTTGTCCGCCTCTGGATCATTCGGGTCGGCGTTCGGATCAGCGTTCGGATCGGGCGGCGGCATCAGCGAGCGCTCGTGCCCGGCCTCTGTCTGCTCGGCGATCATCTCTTCATCGATCACCGACTCTTCGAGCGCAGATTCGAGCCCCGGGTATGTGCCGTCTTCGATCAACTGATTGGCGCGGCCCTTCGCCAGTGCATCGAACGGAATGAGTCCGGCGTTGACATCGACCATCGACGCCGCCGCCTTCTGCGATGCAATCGCGGCCTTCTGCGTCTCGTCCATCTGCCAGAGTGAATTCCACTCATAGAAGATGTTCGGGTCGTGCTTGCCGAGCGCCGATGCAATGATCGCTGCGTCGAGCTTCTCCAGCGCTGGCGTGAAGCGCAATTCCTGATCGCTGTGGATGCGATCATAATAGTTGCGCATGTCCGCATCGCCGGTCGCGTTCAAACCAGCAGGCGACATGCCGAGAAAACGCGTGACCGGGATGTCTGCAGCGCCTGCGGCGATCTGCAAATACATCTGCAGAACCTCGGGCATCCCGTTGAACTGAACGGTGATGCGTTGCCAATCTTCCTCGGCATCGACGAGCACGGCGTTGATGACCGACTTCGCGACGTTCGCTTCGGTGAAGCGCTTGATCATTCGCTGCGTGCCATCGACGGTCGAGAAGATTTCCGTGAGCCCGGGAATCTTGATGACGTCAACCTTGGCTTCGCTGATCAGCGTCGCGATGGATTGCATCACGGTGCCAGCGCTCGACACCGCGTCGTGAATTGTCTGCAGCATCGGATCGCCCCACCCGTAATTGCTCATCGGGTCTGGAGCGTCGAGCCCGAGCAGTCGCACCATGCGGCTCGGATGGATGTTCACCGCGTTGATCTTCTTGTCGTCATCGCGCAGCGTGTAGTACTCGGGCTGTCCGTAGTACGGCGACGAGATGTCCTTGATCAGCCTCTCGACCTGCAACTGATGCGGCGCAAGCACGTGAATGAACTTCAGCGAATCCTTCTGGATGCTCTCGGGCAGTAGCTCGCTGGCCATGTCGCCATCGACGCCGATCAGCATGCAGCAGCCGCCGTACATGCGCGCCTTCGTCAACGTCTGCTGCAGCTTCAACTGCAGATGCAAGCGCTCCTCGGTCGCCTCGATCAATTCGATCTGCGGCTGCTCGGCCTGCCATGCGCGCCACTCGCGCGTCGCATCGTGCGCAGGAATGCTGATCGCCTTGCGTGCGATCCAGTCCGATTGAAAGCTCGACTCCAACTGCTCGCGCGTCCAGATCGGCTTGACGTACCGATACGCAGTCATCTTGTCCCGGCCATAGACGCCGAGACCAGACAGGAAGTTGGTGAACGTATCGAACAGATACATCAGCGAATGCTCATCTCTTCAGTGATCGCAGCTTCGATCTCTTCGCGCGTTCGCGTCGGCTTGAAGCCGCGCATCAGCGCCTCGCTGTCAACGATCAACTGGATCAATCCCATGTGGCGCTCCGCCGACATCTCCAGCGGTGCGACGTTGCCGACGCGCTGCTTCATGATCGACACTGCGTCCTTGATCTCTTCGAACGTCATGCGGGCCATAGCAGCACCAGCACCATCACCACCGCGACCATCACGACGATCCACTTCTTCCAATTGATCTCGATGAACCAGTCGATCCAGTCGAGCGGTCGCCCGCGCAACTCGTCTTGCCGATCACGTATCAGCTTTTCCAGATCGGCCATTGTCGTTGTCATCCCACCGCTTCAGCGCATCCATGAACAGCAGCGCGGGCACTTCCTGATTGCCGTACTTGCCCTGCGTTGCATGCGCGCCGACGCGGATCGCACACCAGTAAGCGAGACTGCGCGGCATCAACCACGCGAGCTTGATGGTCAGCTTCTCGATCATCGGTACTGCTCGATCACACCGGCGACCTTGTTGGTGAGCAAGAAGCTCGCCTTCATGCTCTCCCAGTGCGTATGCCGCACGTACATGCGCAGCGAGTCATTGCTCATCAGGATGTTCTCTTGCGACAGCATCTGCAGGATGCCCGGCGGAATATCCACCGCGTGCACGTCTTCATCAGGCACCACGACAACCTTGACGCCTGCGGGCAACATCAGCTTGCGATCTCAAGCTCGGACTTGATAACGTCCCACTTCGACTCGCGCATGTAGATGCGCCTGTCGCTCACGACGACGTTGTCATCGTCGAGCACATCGAGGATGCGCTTCGGCACCTGATGCTTCGATGCATCGTTGTTCGGCACCACGAGAATGTGCACGTGCTTGATCGCCATCTCATCACCTCTTCTTGCCTGCCGCCGATACAAGCGGCGCGTCGGCTGCTTCGGAAAGAACAGCGATGCCGAGCCTGCACACTTCGCGCTGCTCGACCGGCTGCTCTGGCGTGCCTGACCTGATCTTGATGAAGCCGACGGCGCGCGTCCACGCTTGATCAATCACGATGCTGGTGTTCGGCTTCGACACGACAGCGATCAGCTTGCCATCGACGTCGTACATGTCGTTGAAGAAGTTGCCATCGCTCGACACCTGAAACGTCATGCGCTCGCTGCCTGCGGTGTACTCCTGCGGCACAGTGATGCGAACGATCTGCCCGCCCGAGCAATCAGCAGCATCCGACAGGCTCTCGCCTGCAGCGATGGTTGGTCCGTCAACGATGGTGAGAGGCATGTTCGATCTCCTATCAGACCCACGACATCGTGCGGTCATAACTCCCGATTTGCGATGCGAGCTTGTTGAACGCACCTGCAGTCGCGTCCACCTGATCCATGTACTTGCCGAACGGAAACTGCTCGTGCTCTTCGATGAACAATCTATTCCACGATCCCGCAACCAGTGACACTTGACCGGCCTGCACCTGCGCTGCGTACGGCTCGGCCCGCACTTCCTTCGACCCTGTCACCTTGTCGAGTTGAACGTTGAAGCCCCTGAACTTGCGCACGCTGGACTCCGCTGACTCCTTGCCGCCGCTGCCGGGCTCTTGCTCGAACCAGATCGAGTAGCGCGGGCACGTCTTCTTGTCGGCCTCTGCTGCCTGCAGGATGCGCGTGTCACGTTCGAGCGCAGTCCATTGTCCGCGTAGCATGTCCTCGACGACGGTCGTGCCGTCCTTCATGTCGTGCACCAGTGCGCACGCAGTGAACGCGCCGCCGTCTTGCGTGTCCGCCTTGTCAACGTAGCGGATCGAGCGGCGCACGGCGTTGCGATCAACGCTGCTGATCACGCGGAAGCGCTCGCCCGGAAACATGTCGCCACCTGCAGCGATGGGGCGCTGCTGATAGATGCTCTGCCATCCCGCTTCGGTCAGCACCTTCTTGCGGTCGAGCAAGAACTCCAGCGACTTGTGCTCAGGGAAGAGCGGCTCGCCCTTCTTGCGGAATTCCTCGTCCTCTTCAGCGATGGCGGGATAGCGCAGCACACGCGTGTTCGGAAAGTGTTCGAGCCATCGGCCCGCAGGATCGTCGAGGTGCCAGCGCGTCATGATCATGATCAGCCCAGCGTCGTCAGTGAAGCGACCGAAGAAGTCATCGGTCAACCAACTCCATGTCTTGTCGCGTATCGTCTTCGATGACGCTTCGGCTCGGCCCTTCATCGGATCGTCGATCACGCCGAGGCTCAGCCCCATGCCGTTGATCTGGCCCATCACCGTCGTGTTGCGGAATGATCCCTCGCGCTTCACGAACTCAAGCAGCGAGGTGTTGCGCATCCATCGACCGGCATCGCTCGATACGTTCTCACTGTTGATGCGCGTGTTGCCGAACACCGCGCGATAGCGTGGGCTCTCGAACGTACGCTGCAGCGTCATGTTCACGCGCACGCCAAGGTCTTCCGAGTAGCTGCCGAAGATCGTCTTCAAGCTCGGGTCTCTGCCCGATGCCCACGCGATGAAGTCCGCCACCTGCTCGGTCTTGCCGTGTTGCGGTGGTGCCATCAGCACGATGGCTGGTCGCTTGCCTGCGAGTAGGTCGTCGTAGAAGTCCATCAGGTTCTTCGCAACATCGCGCTGCCACCACGCGAACATCAGGCGCGGTCGGATGATCTTGCGGAACGCGTAGAAGTCCTCACGTGCGATTGCTGCAGGTACTTCACCAACGGCGCTTACATCTGCGGGCCAGTACTCTTCCTTCGGTGGTGATAAGCGCACCATCGGTCAGCCCTCAATCTCTTGCTCCAGTTTGTGCAATGGCGTGTCGTCGATCTCTGCAATCGCGACGTCGATCAGATGCGATGGCACGTTGCATTCATCACGCAGCGCGAGCACCAGATCGGCGCGCGACAACTGCTTGCGCTTGTAGCTGAGCAAGTGCTGATCCGCCGCAGCGAGATCGAGGATCACCGTGTTCACTTCGAACTCTCCTGCATCTTGCGCACCAGCTTGACGATGCCGGTGATCTCTTTGAGGTACGCCTTCACGGCGCGCTTCGCTTGCGCGTTCTCCTGCTTGCGGCGTCCGTGCTTCACTGCGATGTCGGTGAGCTTCTCGAACATCGGTGCTCGATCAGGTGCGGTCGCTGCCTTGAACTTGCCCGGTCCGCCGTGCGTGCGCTCGATGCTGGCGCGGAGATCGCGCTCCTGCTTCACCACCGGCGCAAGCTCGAAGTCCATCCCGGCGATGCGCTTCTTCAGCATCTCCGCTTGCTCGAACATGGAGCGGACCCTCGCTTCCATCTGCTCGATGCTGTCGGTCATCCCTTGAACGACTCCCCGGCGAGGAAGCGCTCGTCGATGCTCGGCTGATCAATGCTCGGCTCGCGCAGGATGCGGAAGGCGAGATCGAGCGTGATGCCACGTGACGCAAGCTCGCGCTGCACATCGGCGACCGACTTGTAGGTGATGTCCTCCTCGGGCGCGTCGTCGAGTGTGCGGCCCTCGTTCTGCAATGGCATCGCCCGGGCGAGCAGCATGCAGAAGGCGCGGATGTCTTCGCGTGACACCTTGCGCATGAACCCGACCAGCTTGCCCTTGCCCTGTCCGTCTGATCCCTCAAGCTCGGCTGCGATCAGCACGGCTTCCTTCAGGATGCGGGTGAAGCGGTTCGGTGTGCCCGGCTTGCGACCAGCGCGGACATCGCCCTTCTTGTACTGGGTCTTCGCTTTGCCTGTCAGTTCGACGTCGGTGCTGCTCACGTGTTTCCGTCCATATTATAGGGAGGCATCATCGCGGACAGCCTACCGGCGGGCCACTGAGAATGCGTCTCTCAGATCATCCGCGCACCGTATGGTTTGCTCTCACGCTATCGGAGCAGACCGGGCGCTAACTCAACACGACCGAGCACATCGAGCAGCACGATCTCGCGCTGTCTGGATGTCTGGCCTTGGTAGATACCTTTGCGTCCATCGAGCAGACCGCCGCACACTTGCACTGGCTGGCCTTTGATGAAGCGTGACTTGTTCACGGTGATGAGGCCGTTGCGCTCTTGCGCACGCATGCCTTCGATCCAACCGTCGGGGAGCTTCGCGGGCATTGATCCATTCATGAGGACAGTCGAGATGCCGAAGGTCGAGAACCATCGCTGCCACTGATCCTCGACCCAGATGAAAAGGTAGCGCGGGAATAACCAGCGCGCGTCGGTCACCTTGCGACCGCGTACGATGCGCGTGATGCGCTCGCGTGGTGCGTACGATGTGAAGCCCTGACGTTCGAGATGCGCCATCGCTTTGCGTTCTGACAATGGATGCGATTGTGCGACAGCCCAGAACATCGTGCCCCTTCGATGCGGTGTGGTTGTTGAAATGCGAACGTGATTCGCGCGGAAACGTGCACGCGATTCCCCGCGTTTGCAATCATGTACCAGTGGACAACCTCCCCCGGTGAGACCCTCCAGCGCCCCACGTAGGAGCGCGATTCGAGCCCGGGAGCAGGCATTCAGCCCTGTTTTCACCCCCTAAGTCATTGATTTCAGTGGCCTTACCTATTGTTAAATGAGCACTTGCAGGCCCGGGCGATTCGCCCTATATCTTGGTCTCGGCCCGGCACTGACGCGGGGCTGCACGAGACCGGGACCGAACACCCGGACGGCACAAGCCGCAGGAAAAAACCGGTCGTCTCAGTTGGGGCGGAGAAAACGGTCTAAGCGCGTCACGGCGCTTCATGACGGGATGGCATCCCACGGACCGATAACTCCGAAGCGACTTCTGAGCGGTGATCTCGCGCAAGCGGCTGGCCTTCTGCATCACCTGACAGTGCATGCGAACGCCGACCACGAGCAGCGGCGGAAGCGGTCCAGACTGAGGGACCTGTCACGTAACGGCTGAACAGACAGCCCTCAACAACATCCCAAATAATTCCACTCCCTCACGAGGGAGTGCATCTGAGCACGGCGCGCACGTAACCGGGACAACGCAGTTTGCAATGTCAGCCCGCATCGTCAGCGCCGTGTCGAGATGCACTGCATCAACATCCCCCAACCAACGAGGACAACATGGCTCGCAAATATTTCACGCTGCTCGAACGCGACCCGAGCACGAAGACATGGTCACCGCAGTTCGGTGACTTCGACCGCAACGTGGTCGTCGAAGAAGGACAGAGCATGCACGACGCGGTCGGCTTCACCATCGCGAAGGGCACGAAGTTCAAGATCATCTCCACCACCGGCAAGCAAGACGCCATCAACGCAGCAGTCGCTGCACTCAACTCCAACGTCTGAAAGGACACCCGATGTCATCCGTCACCGACAAGATCAACTCCGCCACGCTCGATCACGCCACCGCATGGGAAGCGGAGATCGACCGCTTCGTCTTCTGCATCGACTTCCTTGAGATCAGCGCCAGCCACTCGCGTGCTGATCACTGGGTGGATCAACTCGAACTGGTCTTCGAAGGCCTGATCGAACAACGCGACGCGATCCGCGCACAGCAGAAGGCGGTCACCCGCACCGCTGGCTTCGACGGCGAGCGCTGCGTCCTCACCGTGTGGCTCTCGCCGAACATGTTCGGTGAGCGTCCCTGCCGCTCGATGGCAGAGGCTCGCCGCATCGTCGCCTTCACCGGCATCCCTCAAGCAATCGTACGGGAGTGAGTTCACCTCACCTCGCCACACTGACCCAACGCGCAAAGGAGCAAACCATGAAGCGCACCAACCTGTCTGCCACCATCGACCGCCTCGGCTATCTCAAGGCGCAGATCGCCGCACTGAAGATCGAAGAGGACGCACTGAAGGAGTCGCTCGGCGATCTCGACGTCGGCAATTACGAAGGCGAGGCCTTCCGCCTCGCTGTCACTGCACCGAAGCGCGAGACGCTCTCGGACGAACTGAAGGCGAGCATCAAGGCGGTCGTCGCCGAGTATCGCGACACGCTCTCGCCGCAGTACCGCACCGCGCACATCAAGCTCGTGCCGGTGCCGACCCTCACAGTCCGCGCGCGCTCCGGCGCATCGCTGGCTGCGTGATGCTTCGCCTCCGCGCATCGCAAGGTGCGCGGCACGAAGCACCATCCGGTGTCTTCAATATCAAACGCTCAAAGGAGCATCTCAATGTCATCCGATAAAACACGCGGCCAGATCGTGGCTGCTGACGTCTCTGCACTGCTGCGTGCTCGCAATCCTCTGATCTGGATCGTGACGCGCGAAGAAGCCCGCGTCGAGCGGCTGCTGATCGAAGCGGCTGCTGCCGCCGGTTACATCCCGCGCACGTGGGACGTCGCCGCTGGCGTGACCGACATCTCGGGCAAGCCGATCAACGATATGCGCGACGCTCAAGACCCGGGCGCTGCGCTGACGCTGATCGACTCTCGCTCGAAGGGCAACGAGCGCGGCGTCTGGATCATGCGGGACCTTCCCGCGTGGCTCGACGGTGCGGTCGGCGTCACCACGATGCGCCAGTTGCGCAACCTCGCACGCTCCCTCCCGGGCGCGCCGCGTGAGAGCGCGCAGGCGATCATCGTCATCTCGCCGAAGGGCGATGTCCCGGCGGAGCTTGCTGGTCATGCGACGGTCATCGATTGGCCGATGCCTGATCGCGCGGAGATCGCCGCCATCCTCGACGCGGCGATTGACGGACTGCCGGACGACCTGCGTGAGAGCGCAGCGCCGAACGGTCAACGCGACGCGGCCATCGACGCTGCGGTCGGCCTCTCCGGTGAAGAGGCGCAGGCGTGCTACGCGCGGTCGCTGGTGCAGTTGCGCCGGATCGATCCAGCGATGGTCGCCAGCGAGAAGAAGCGCGTCGTGTCTCGCGAGCGCGTGCTCGAATGGTACGACCCGATCAAGGGCGGGCTCGATGCGGTCGGCGGTCTCGCCAATCTCAAGGGCTGGCTCAACGTGCGGCGCTCGGCGTACAGCCCGGCGGCGCGCGCGTACGGTCTGCCCGCGCCGAAGGGCGCGATGCTGGTCGGCGTGCCCGGCTGCGGCAAGTCGCTCACTGCCAAGGCAATCGCCACGGCGTGGTCGGTGCCGCTGTTGAAGGTCGATCTCGGTGCGCTCAAGTCCAAATTTGTGGGCGACAGCGAGGCGAACCTTCGCAAGGTTTTCAAATTGATCGAAGCAATCGGACGCTGCGTCGTCTGGTTCGACGAGATCGAGAAGGCCTTGCAGGGTGCAACGTCGGGCTCGGCGGATGGCGGCGTGTCATCCGATGCGCTCGGTGCGGTGCTCAACTGGATGCAAGAGCGGCAGGGCGAGGCGTTCGTGATCGCGACCGCGAACGATGTCTCTGCACTGCCGCCCGAGCTTCTGCGCAAAGGGCGCTTCGACGAAGTCTGGTTCGTCGATCTGCCGACCACGACTGAACGCGGTGCGGTGCTCTCCGCTGCGCTGCGCGACCACGGTCGCGGTGACGTCGCGGTGAACGCTGCCAAGGTCGCGAAGGCGACCGAGGGATTCACCGGCTCCGAGATCGCGGCCATCGTGCCTGACGCGCTGTTCTGCGCGTTCAACGATGGCGCTCGCGAGATCAACACGCAGGACCTGATCGACGCTGCCGCCACGGTGGTGCCGCTCAGCAAGACGGCTTCCGAGAAGATCGCGAAGCTGCGTGACTGGGCATCTGGTCGGGCTCGCCCCGCATCGGCTGCTGAGACTGCAGAGGCCGCGCGCAAAGTTGTCGCGCTCGATCTCTGATCTTGATCCCGGGCGGTGTCGCATGAAGCGCACCGCCCTTTTTTATTCTCAACGCTCAAAGGAGCAACGACCATGTCTAAGTTTGAAACCCTCCGCCCCGGCTTCCTGATCTCCCTCAAGACCTCGGTGCGCGGCAACGTGCAGTACGCGAAGCGCGATCTCGCGCAAGAGACCATCGTCGATGGCAAGGCTATCGCCGAGTGGGAGACGAAGCGCACCATCGCTGATCCCGTCGAGTTCAAGGCGGCAGGCGAGGCGCGCAGCAAGGCGCGCTCGATCATCAACGGCGTGTGCGTCAACTCGGCGTTCGGTCTGCTCTGCCCTGAGAAGGCGCAGGAAGAACTCGATGCCGCAGTGAAGGCCGCGCACAAGGTGGTCGATGACTTCAACCGCACCGCCACGCTCACGCGCGTGTCGGTCTACGTCATGGTCGGCAAGATCGCCAGCGACGACGTCGAAGCGGTGAAGGCGATCAACTCCGAAGTCTCCGACCTGATGAACCAGATGGAGTCTGGTTTGCGTAACCTCGACGTCAAGTCGATCCGCGAAGCAGCGGCGAAGGCGAGGGGCATCGGACAGATGCTGTCGCCAGAAGCTGCGGCACGCATCACGCTGGCTGTCGAGGCCGCGCGCGAGGCCGCGAAGAAGATGGTGAAGGCTGGCGAGCAGGCCGCAGTCGAGATCGACATGCGGGCTATTCGCTCGGTCACCGAGGCGCGCACTGCGTTCCTCGATCTCGATGAGGCGAACGAGATCGCCGCGCCCAAGCAGGACGCGCGCGCGCTCGACCTCACACCTGCGGCGGACATCAAGGCGGCTGCGCCGAAGCAGCGCGTGCTTGAAATCTGATCGACACCTGCCGGGCGGCGAATGACTCGCCGCCCGGTTTTCAATTCAACGCTCAGAGGAGCAACGACAATGCCTTGCGATACCCGCCTGAAGAAAAACCAAACCATCCAGCAGCGCGCCGCCGAAGTGAAGGCGGTCGCGTCGTTCGCTGACGAACTGATCCGCAAGAACAAGCTCAAGGTCCTCGTCGATAAGAAGACGGGAGCCATCGCGTTCGATGGCATGACCGACAGCGAGAAGGATGGCTGCACCGACGCGTGCATCTATCGCCGCATCATGGCGACCGGCACTGCACTGGCGAAGGCCGCAATCGCGCGCGCCGAACTGGTCGCGGGACGCGGCGTCAACAAGCAAGCACTGGCTCACGGCGTGCACTCGCACGACGGCGGTCGCACCTTCCATCACGGTCACTGAAAGGACCACGCACCATGAAGACCCTCGCCATCATCGCCGCGCTGCTGCTCTCGATCACGGGAGCGGCGGCGCATCCGAACCACACGTGCCACGACCACGGCACACATCAACACTGCAAGTGACATGGCAATCATCGCCGCTGTCCCGCGCTCCATGATGGAGCGCAAGCCGAAGCACGGTGCGCCGTGCAATCGCTGCGGTGCGTGCTGTTACGCATCGCTGTGCGATCTCGGTGCGGAGGTTCATCGCCGCCGCGCCGGGCCTTGTCCGTCGCTGGTGATGATCGACGGGCTGTCAGCGTGCGGGCTGGTCGAAGGCTCGACCGGCGCGCTGCGTGACGCGGCCAAGCTGCTCGTCAATTCGAGCAAGGGCTGCGACATGAAGCTGAGCAGCGAGCCGCGCAATCTCGATCACACCGAGCGGTGCAACACCTTCGACCGCAAGAATCGCGACAGCCTCGCCGCCGCTCGTCGGCTGTGGGGCATGGAGTGACCACTGCAGGACGGCGCACCGTGCGCCGTCTCACAGTGCTCATCGCACTATCCAGCCCGGCGTAAGAGCCCGGCCCAAGAGACCCGCTGAAGACAGGAGCGAATATCGGCGATGCCGACGGGGGGAATAAGTCGGAACGTAGCGTGGCAGATCACTGCTGATCGAACGACCACTGTTGCGGGCTGGATGCAGACCACCTCAAACCCGGAAGGCAAACCACATGGCCCCGCTGCCAACGGCGAGCCGTATCTTCGCGGAGCAATACTTCCGCGAGCTACGGCGACGCGAAGCGATGCATGCGACCGCACTCGCACCCGGCGCGAAGGATTGGACCGACGCTGTGCTCGACGCGTTCGAGCGCATCCACAAGCTCGGCAACCCGATCAAGCGCGTCGCTGCGGTGCGTAAGATCGTCAAGCATCTCAACGACCACGTCACGCCAGAACACTGCGCGCACTTCATGCTCGACTATGCAGGAGGGACGCGCTCGGTCTGGCTCGACTTCGCAACGCTTAGCGCTGGCGATCACCCGCTCGAAGGCGTGACCGAGACCGGCGTCAACATCTCACAGCATCGCATCATCTGCCGACGCCCCGGCAGTTGCGCGGTGATGGCTGACATGAACCTTGCCTACATCTCGAAGCATGCCATCGGTCGCATGCACGAGCGCGGCGTCAAGCTGACGGTCGGCACCACCACCGGCGCGCTGGCTTTCATCGGCGTGCTCGGGCTGCTGATGCGCGACAGCGAGAAGCACTGGGACGCAGGCCTCTGCCTGCGCTTCGGTGAAGCGCTCGTGGTCGGCTCAACCAAGCGCGCGATGAAGCAGGTCGATGAAGGCCGCGCCGTCGCGCGCTGCATTCTCGATGTGCGCACCGCGCTGCTCACCGAGGACGTGAAGGATCAGCGCATGGTCGAGCAGGGCAACGCCGCAGCGAACGCGGTGATGCAGTGGCTCGATGGTGATCGGCATCCGAAGCACGCAAGAGAACTGGCCGAGGCGATCCCGTCTCTGCCACGACGCGACGACTACTCAACCCAGCAAGCCTACACCCACGCTGCAGCGAAGCAGCAATCAAAGGAGCAACTATGACAAACCACTGCGGAAGCTGCACGGCGTGCTGTCGCGTGTTCGACATCCCCGCCATCAAGAAGCCCGCCGGTGTCTGGTGCACGCACTGCGACATCGGCAAGGGCTGCACGATTTACGAGGAGCGACCGCCCGCTTGCATCGAGTTCGAATGCCTCTGGCTGCAGAGCCAGTCGCGCGAGGACCCGCGCGAGCGGCTGGTCGCTGCGATGCGGCCCGACCGATCCAAGGTGGTGTTCGCACCATCGACCGATCCGCAAGTGATGGCTGCGCTCACCATGCCCGGCACGCCGACAGCATGGCGACGCAACGACGTACGCTCGGTCATCGAACTGCTGGTGAAGGGCGGCTATCGCGTTGTGTGCGGTGCCGCTCGCACGACACGACGCACGATGGTCGATCATCACGGCGAGCACGAAGTGAACATGACCGAGCCCGACGAGAACGGGATGCAGTGGAATATTCCAGAAGGAGCAACAAGCTGATGATGATCTGCATCCAATGCGCCATGCGCGCCATGTTGAACGGCGAGCCATCGCCATCGTTCGACGAGACTCCGACGCAACATCTGCGTCGGCTTCATCCCGATCCAGTAGCCACCGAGATCGAGCGCCGCGAGATGGAGCGGCAACTGTCCGACGAGACATTCATCTTTCCCAACAAAGGAGCAAAGCGATGACGAGACCTGAAGCACTACTGCTGCTGAACGATGCGCGCGGCATCTACATCCCGCGCGACTTCACGATCCACGTTGCACGCTCGCACGTGGCGGACGTGAGCGACGAAGACTGGGCCATCCTCGAAGCTGGCCCGGATCACGAACACTACTGGGAAGCGTGGGACATTGTCATCGACAAGGCCCGCGTCACCAGCGAGAGCGGCGTGCAGTACACGCTGCATCAAGACGGTGACCTCTGGCTGATCCCGGTCGGCATGGAGTGGGACGACAACGAAGACACGTGGCGCTGGCCGCCCGAGGAGAAGGAGCATGATGACTGAGCAAGAGCGCGCCGAGGCCTATCACTGCAACACCTGCGGTGACGACGGCTTCGGCGGCTGGAATTGTACGCAGTGCGGCGGACACGACATCGAACGCCGCGAGGTGACTGCCCGCGATGTCTACATGCACTTGGTGAAGACCAAGCCGCATCGTTTTCAATTGGCCAAAGGAGCCACCGACTATGACTGACCACACTGAAGGACTGCGGCGCGCGATGCTCGCCGACAATCAACCGCTGCACGATCTCGCAGTGGCCGATCAACGCTGGACGACGGACGAGATGAGCCGCGAATTCACGGTGCACTCGTTCGCCGCTCCGTTCGTTGTCGTCACGCGCAAGAGCGACGGCAAGAAGGGCTCGCTGGAATTCACGCACAGCCCGCGCTTCTACTTCAACTGGGTGGAGGACCGATGAAACGCGAAGACGCCATCCCCTACATCAGCCTGTGCCTCGATGACACCGGCGCAGAACAGGATGCCGACGAGAGGCCCGACAACGCGCGGCTCGTCGGCTGGCAATGCGGCGCTGAGCCGATGTTCGTCGCCGTCTGGTCGTACCTCAACGTGAGGCTCGACGACGATGAAGCGAGCGAGATCGCGAAGGAGTATCTCGCAGAGCAGCAATGGTTCGGCGGCAATGGGCCGACCGATCCCGACTACATCATCTGAACCCAGAAGGAGCAAACCAGATGAAGCCCAGAGTGAAGACACCACCGATCAGCCAGAGCGAGTTCGCGGTGATCGATGCCATCGTGCATCGTGCGCTCGTGTTCTTTCCTGATCGCGAAGAGCGCGACGTGAAGATGGACCTTGTGGCCACGCATCTCGCGGTGCCGCTGCGTCTCAACGATCTGCTCGACTCTCCCGATGAGCACTTCGTGCACGACATCGTCGGCATCGAGCGACACCTCGACCGCCAGCTATTCGTGCTGCGTCATTGCTTCCGCCCCCGCTACGCTGCACCGAAGGAGCAGACACGATGAACACTCCACACTTCCCTCGCCTGATCGACAACGATGAAGGCGAGATCACCGTGACCATCAACGACGTTGAGGTGCGCGGCTGGAGCTACAAGAACCGCGACGAGCAGTGCTTGAAGATCAGGATGGCTCGCGAGTACTGCGAGGGCTGGCACGATGGCTTTGCTCGCGCGCTCGACCGCGCCAGTGAGATCGCGAAGGAGACGCTCGGAAAAAATATTTCCGTCAGCGTCGCCCCTTCACTCACAGTGGTTTCCGATAACGATCCGCGCTGATCACGCGCGTCTCGCCCTGTATTTATCGGAGTCAAGTTTTCCAAATCGCGATGCTCGACCCTTGTGCTGCAGTGGTTTGCTGCATGCGCATCGGCTCGACTCGCGATTTGGCGCAAGTGCGTTTGCTACACTTCACCTGCTCGCTCGTCGAGCGGGCTGTTTGACAATCAAAGGAGCCAACATGGCAAAGAAGAAGCGCGACCTCGATCACGTCGAGAGACTGATCGCGAAGAACAAGACGAAGCTCAAGCTGACGATGACGAACCTCGCCAAGCTGGAGAAGGAAGCGAAGCGGCTGGCGCGCGCGAAGATGATCGCGGCGCTGGCGGCGGAGCCTGAAGTGAAGTTCGTTGCGGACCCTCCGACCGGTTCATTCATCGCTGACCCGCCGCATGGTCCGGTCACGGTGGTGCCGCCGGTCAAGGCACATGCCGCGATCACGCCGCCACCGCGCGACGTTGATCTCGATATCCCGACGTTCCTACGTAGGAGCGCGAAGGATGCTGCGGTCGCCGATGAGATCAAGGCCGAGCAGGCCTCGGTCAAGAAGGCGAAGGCGGCTGGCCGCATCGCGAAGATGAAGGCGAAGAAGTCTGGTGAGACTCGCAAGATGCCGTTGACAGGCAAGGCGGCGCTCGACCTGATCAACAACGGCTGACGACCAACGACGCACTCGGCCCGGCAGCAATCCCGCTGCCGGGCTTTTCTATGGGGGACCCGGACATGTGGACCGAAGAGGTGACAGCGATGGCGGCGGTCGCCGTCTTCTCTGCTGTCCTGCTTGTGGTCGCATTGCTCATGATGCGACAGGCGTTCTGAACCTATCAACCAGACACGGAGATGCAATGGACGAGAGAACACTGGCAGCGCTGGCCAGACTATTCCAGCGCCGAGGAATCGAAGCCCTGACCTACAGCGACGTGCGCCTCGACGACAACGACCGCGTCGCACTGTTTCACTACATCAACAATCAAAGGAGCAAAGACAATGATGAACACCCTCACGCCGGAGGAGATTGAAGTTGGCATGCGCGCCGACTTCGAGACCCGACGGGAGGCCTTCGGGCCGAATGTCTACAACGACTTCATGCTGGCGCACGCGCGCGCGTATCGCATCGGTCCTCACACGTACGATGGACCGCGCGGTGAGCGACACGGCTGCTTCATGAACGCGCTGCACACCGCGCTGTGGAATCCCGACCTCACCTACTGCGAGGGCAAGGCCTACATCCACGGCGTCGGCATCGATCACGCGTGGCTGGTCGATGCCGACGGTGTCGTCGTCGATCCGACCATCGAAGACAACGGTCAGGTCTATGGCTACTTCGGCGTGCCGTTCGCCACCGCGTACGTGCGGCGCGCGGCGTTGCGCAACGGCGTCTATGGCGTGCTCGACTTCTTCTTCGCGCGTCACACCGCGCCGAAGCTGTACGAGCTTGGCCTCGATGCCGGGCAGCAGTGGCTGCTCGATCAGCCGACGAAGAAGCCCCGCGCGAAGACCAACCCGAAGCCGAAGGCGCGCCGACCGTGGGTCGCCCGATGAGAGTCCTCCTCGCACTGATGCTGCTGTGCTCGCCAGCGCTGGCGCAGCAGCAAACCTTCCGCGACTCGATGGGTCGTGAGACTGGCCGCGCTGTGACCAGCGGCAACACCACCACGTTCTCGAACGCGCTCGGTCAGAACACCGGGCGCGCGGTCACGAGCAACGGCACGACCACGATCTACAACCCGCTCGGTCAGCAGACCGGCACCATAAGGAGCAACAGGAAATGAGCCAAGCAATTGTCAACGACCTCGCGAAGACCGCAGTCGAGCGAGCACGCAAGTCGGTCATGCTGGTCACCCAGCTACTCGACGACGAGGAAGACGTCGCGGTCGTGTTGATGGCAGTCGCCGCCGACATGATCTCCGGCGCTGCCTACAGCCTGACGAACGACGACACCAGCGACCACGAGGCAATGAACCGCGTGGTCAAGACGGTGTTCGGTGCGTTCGGCAAGGTGGAGATCGTCAGCATGGAGCGAAGGAAGGGAGCACGACCATGTGGCGATTGATGTACGCGATGATCGTGGTGTCGAACACCGGCAGCGTGTCTGTCGATTCGAACCACACCGACTGGCCTTCACGCGAGGCCTGCGAGTACGCCGCGCAGACGCTATACCAAGTCCCGCCCAGTGCGACGATCAATGGTGCGCGCCTGCAGATGAAGACCAACGTGCAATGCGTTCCGGTCGATCCATATCGCGATCCGATCTACGGCAGCAACGTGTCCGTCAATCGATACCCGGACCCGCCGCCGCCACCGCATGCGCCCTACTATCCACAACGCCGCTACTGAAAAGGAATGCACCGATGACTGGCGATGAGTATCGCGACGCGATCTCTCATCTCAAGCTGACGCAGATCGACTCCGCGACGTTCTTCCACGTCAACGAGACCACCGTTCGGAAATGGATCGCTGAGAAGCACTCGATCCCCGCTGCGGTCGAGATGCTGCTGCTCGTGATGAGGAGATATAATCTGACACCTGAACACGTGATGTCGCTCGTGCATCACTGAAACTGAAAAGCCCCCGATCACCGCGTGGTGGTCGGGGGCCTTTTTTTATTAGCGCTGCTGGCCTTGGCTCTGTCCGCCGCTGCCAGCCTGCTGTGAACCTTGGTCCGCCTGCTGCACAAGCTGATCGACCTTCTGCTTCGCGTCGTTGATCGCCTGCTGCATCTGCTGCGGGTTGTCCTTGGCCTGCGTGATCTTGTCGAGCGATGCCTTCACCTGTTCGGCGGCGCTCTTCAGATTCTGGTTCGTCATTTGCGTTTCCTTCCTTGATCAAGGTGGCGACGGATGTCGCCGGGACCTCAACTCCCCGGTTGCAATGACGTTCCCTACGTAGGAGTCGCGCAGAAGGGGCAGCAGCTTGCGCCGCCGCCCCCTCCGGTCCGCTCGGAGTCTTGGTCAAAGGAGCAAACTTCAAACCCAAGTCTCGCCCGCTGGAAGGCCCGGACCCTATGCGATCACCGCTGCGATCTCAAGGGACCTTCTTGATGCTGATCGACAACAGGTCGCCGGATGTGATCTCCGGCTTCGTGTCGCTGATCCATATCGCCAGCCCGAGGCGCTTGATCACCAGCCACCATCCCATCGAGACGTTGACCCGCTTGCTCTCAACGGTCGGATCGTAGGCCGTTGTGAACCTCTCCTCCACTCGTGTCGCCACCTCTTCGAATTCAAGGACCGTCTTCTGCAGTGCTTTTAATTCCTCCTCGTGAGTCATTGGGCTCTCCTTCGTCGTTGATCTTGTTGCCCAGCCCGCGTAATCGCTCCAGCGTCGCCAGCACAGCGCACATCACCGTCATGCGTCGCTCTGCTTCTGCCTTGGTCATCTTCTCCTGCGCAATCATCCTAACGTATACGCGCTTGCGCTGATCAATCTCGCGCTTCACCTCCGCGATCTGATCCCACAGCGACACCCGGTCGATCACGCTCACGACGGCTTGTCCCTGATCAGCCTGCGGAATGCATCCTGCCCTTCCTCGCTCGCCGCCCACGCGTCGCTCTCCTCGCGGTTGGCATCGAAGTCGCCATTGATCACGCGCTGGCGCAACTCCATGATCGGGTCTCGGATGTCGTTGCGCTTGCGCGCGGCCTCTGCCAGATCGTTGACGAGTTGAATCTCCGGCGTCGCCAGCGGTGACAGGAAGTCGTGGTAGTAGCCGCCGCGCGCCTGCAGACTCATGTTGATCAGGCCGAGCTTCATCAGTTCGTCGGCGAGCAGGTCCTTCGTGTGCGTCATCGCTTGCACTCCAGTTTGACTGAACGCGGATCATCGGGGCGACCGGCGGTCGTGATGCCGGTGCGCAAGTCGCACTGGGTGCACGCGACAACGTAGTAGCCGATGCGCTTCGCCGGATACGGTAGCTCGACGGTGCACGTCTTCTCCGCACCGCGCGACAGGTCGATGTCGATGCCATCAGGATACGCCGGGTTCGGCGCGACCTTCGGCTTCCTCTCCATGTCGATCCACTCGATGGTGTGATGACTCATCGGATGTGCTCGATTGCTTGGTCTGCTGGCATGGTGCGCCAATCGGGCCACGCTCTGGCTTCATTGCGCGCGAGGGTCGCTTCCAGTTGAGCGGCGATCTGTTCCGGCGAGAAGCCTGCCCGCCATGCGCCATCCAGCGCCAGCGTCACAACGTCGATCCACTCTTTCAGATCGCGCGGGTCTTGCTCAACCTCCACCAATTCCTTGCGGATGTGATCCACAACTCCCTTCGCCCTGTCGCCGGGGCCGAATGCCCGCTCCGAGAACACGCGCTGACGTTTCAGATATTCAATGATGTTCATCGTCGCCCCTTTGCTTCTGGCGGGAACGTGATGCCCTCTTCCTTCTTCCACTCGAACACGCAGTCGTCGCCGCCGTCGGTGATGATCACGCGCTCGGTGACCCCCATCTTCGTCGCGACGTTGTTGGTGTAATGACGCGCGGCCTCGACCGCTTCGCGCGCGGTGACATGGTCGCGCACCTTCTCCTGCGTTCCGTCGATCAGGAATTGCCAGACCGAGAATTCAGGTAGCTCGAACGGCCCGTGATCCTCGCCGGTCAACTGGCGCAGCTTCTCTCCGTCAGCTTCGAGCGCTGACTGCATCTCATCATCCAACCCAGCCATAATTTATACTCCTCTCGTAAATGATTTTCCCACGACCTCTCCACACCTCGCGCCACGGCACATCGTGATTTGCCAGTGTTGCGTTCTTCGTATCGCCTTCGTTGATCATCACGTAGCCTTGCCACACGCGCGCGATGCCGGGCGCGAGCGGATCGTTCAGCCGCATGTTGTTGAGCATCGCCTGCTCCGGCGTCCAATCGTACTCGCGCGGATCGAACGGCTTCGGCACCCACTGCGGCGGCTTCCACGGCTTGTGCTTGCGCTCCTCGACCTGCGTGGTGGTGATCTGCTCGACCTCCTTCCTGCGCTTCTCGCGCTCGATGTCCCGTGCTCGGTCAGCTTCGCGCTGCGCCTTCGCTTCCTTCAGGATCAGATACACGCTCGGGAATTCCGCGTACGATCCGCCGTTCGGCACGTGACTGTGCAGCGGCACCGGATCGTCCATCGTGTCGCGTCGATCTCCATCTGGATGCAGTGCGACCGCCTTGCCCGCCGTGATCCTGTCGCGCAGTGCTACGAGATCAAGCTCGTCGTCATCGAAGTCACGATCAATGATCTGGCTGTCGAAGAAGTACCCGACGACGTAGTTCGATTTGCTGTGGCTTCCTCGTCTTCGTTTCACATCACCCGCCTCGCGCGCCGTCCCACGTTCGCGTCTTCGACTTAGCGAATGCAATCTGAATGTGCTTGATCCAGTTCAATGTGCTGAGCGTCGGCATGATCGGTCGCACCTTGTCGATCACACCCGCTGGCGCAACACCGAAGCGCTCGCGATATTTGTGATAGGCCCAGCCGTTCTTGTAACCCTTCTTGATCGCGTAGCCCTTAAGCTCGGCGTAGAACACGCCCTTCTGCTCGACGGTAACGATCTCCGCCTTCGGCTTCGGTGGCTTCGGCTGCAACTCGCGAAGCTCTCCAGCATCGGGCTCGACGTTGCTCAGCACCTGCGCAACGAACCCGCACGCCGGGCAGCGCGACATCTTCGGCATCTTCAGATATCCGCACTGCTGGCACTCCTTCGGCAGTCTGATCTCCTTGGTGCGATTGTCGTGGCGCGGCGTCTGACCGACGTGCAGTCCGACGTAGCTCTCGTCGATGTCAGTGACGAAGCCGAGCCGGTTGTGATTGTCGGAGTGATCGAGGATCAAGCAGTGATCCTTGCCCGGCGCGTTGCGCAGTCCGCGTCCGATGATCTGCGTGAACAGCATGTCGCTGCGCGTCGGTCGGCACAGCACGATGCATCGCACATCCCAATCGATGCCGGTGGTCAACGTCTCGACGTTGCACACCACCTTGAGCTTGCCGCTGTGGAAGTCTTTGCGCAGCCACGCTCGATCAGAATCCGATGTCATGTGATCCTGATATCCGCACGGCACACCAGCCGCTTCGAACTGCAGCTTGAGCTTCATCGCGTGCGCGCGGTCCACCGCATAGCAAAGCGTCGGCCTGCCTTCACCGAGCTTCAGCCACGTATCAACCGCGTCGGCAACGAGCCTGCCTTCCTGCATCGCTTCGGACAGTTCATCGATCTGATAGTCGCCGCCGGTGGTGCGAACGTTCGACAGGTCCGGATGCGATGGCGCATAGACTTTGAAGTTCGACAGATGGCCAGCCTCGATCATCTCGCGGATCGTCGCTGCCTTGTGGAAGTGACTGAACCACGTGCCGAGCCCTTTGCTCCACGGTGTTGCCGAGAGCCCGATCACCGGGATGCCGCGCCACTCTGGCACGCGGTCCGTGTCGCCTTCCTTGCCGGTGCCGAGCCACTTCTCGTAAGCATTGAACCAGATGTGCACCTCGTCGATCAGCACGACGTCAACGCTCGGCATCGCCTTGCGCTTCATCAACGTCTGCACGCTGCAGACTTGGATCGGCATATCCCAGTTCGTCATGTGGTGATTGGCTTGGATCACGCCGACTTCGAGGATGCCTTGCTTCGCGAACATGCCGACGGTCTGGTCGATCAGTGAGATCGCTGGCACCGTGAACATCACCTTCTTGTTGCGCTGGTGCGCCGCGTTCACCAGTGCAGCAGCGAACACGGTCTTGCCCCAGCCGGTCGGTGCCTGCATGCAGATGCGGTGCTCGCGGCGACCGACCGCCTCGCGCAGCGTCTGCAGTGCGTTCTCCTGATCATCCCGCAGGATACTCGCTGGTGCTACATCTTCGAGCGGGAGCATCATCGGCGCGGCTCCTTGATCGTACCGTGCAGCGATGGGTCGATGCCGTGCGCTTCGAACTTGCGCAGGATCATCATCAACTGCTTGGTCTCGATCATCCCCTTGGTGTACTCGGTGCGCGTGATCTGACCTTCGCTCAATAGCTCGTCAGCGATGGCGACATCGATCTTGATGTAGGCGCGCATTGCGTCGATCAGATTGATCAGCGCCTCGGGATAGTCCGGCTCGCGCTCGCGCCGCGCGAACTCCTCCAACACCGCACGCAGTTGATTCATGTCTCGCTCTTTGCTCATCACGCGACCTCCATCTTCAGCGCTGCATCATCTTCCATCACCACGTCATTCCAATCGAAGCCCGGCACGGCGGGGATCGCGACCGAGACGCGTAGCTCGATCCTATTCTTCTCGGCTTCGAGCGTCAGCCGCTTCGCCAGCGTGAACGCCGACGCCTGTCCGGTGAAGCTCAGATCATTGTCGCCGAAGATCACCACGTGCTT